TCCATTCCTCTGGGATTAACTTGTCTGCGTACATATAGCCATGCTTATCGCACCACATGCCTAACGTAGTCTTGGAGCCTTTGCTTATCTTAGCCTTAGAGTTAGAGAAGACAAACCGAATGTCAAGCTCAGGGTGTTGCTTCTGGACTAACAGATGTTTCTTTCTGTCTGCTGCAACGAACCGTCCCTTGGATTCTATGATGATACCGTTGGGGAGTTCAAAGTCAGGTGTGTAGGTTCTAACCTCGTTGACCTCATACTTGATCTTGAACTCCTCATACTTGAACGGCACTTTAAGGCTCTTTAGTTGCTCCGATATACGATCCTCTAGCCCAGACCGATAGCCATGCTTTATACCCCTTGAGGTGGCTCCCATAGCTGATCCTCGTACCGCCTTAGCCATAGTAACCTCGCATTTTCTATCACCCTCTCTGTGTCGCCATCGTAAGCCTTAACACACGTTTCCCAGAGGTCTTCTTCTGTTTCACAATGTGCCAGCATCTTCTCTGATGTCTTTGGCCCTACACGATGTAGACCCTTTATGTTATCAGCAGCGTCACCCGTTAGGATTTGCGTATAGAAGAACTTGATACCTGACCACTCGTCAACCTTAGTCCACTCACCTTTTACGAAGTTAAAGTGCCAACAAGGAAGCTGTAGCATATCTTTATCAACAGATGCAACAACACAGTTATAACCTGTTTCTGCCGCCCCCTTTGATATTAGATCATCCGCCTCTTCGTTGACACTAACGATAGCATCCCAGTTATTAACCATATGCTCTCGTGTCGTACCTAAATACTTTGGCTTTTCTGATGCACTCCTATTTCCCTTGTACGGGTGGGATTTAGCAATGTCATGTCGAAAGTTTGTCTTACCAGTTAGGTACGTTTCGTATTCCTCTGGAGATGGGAAGGGAAGATCAATGGTCTGATCTAAGATGTACTCAATGAGATCATCAACCTTCTCTTCCGCATCTCTTTCAGTAAGGTCTTGAGTGGCAAAGGCTGCACGATAGGCAATTATATCACCGTCGATTAGAACTTTGCCTTTGCTCACTTACATCTCCCCAAAGGTGACTGTGCCATCATCCTTCTCGAACCCTACGTCAGTTACATAACTGTAACCTGCGCCTCGCATAGCATCAGCTAGGAACTGAGACATTGTGTAGAGATCGAAGACACCATCTCGTGATGCGCTGGAAGAACCTTCGATGCCATCCTCTTCCTTGTCGTAGTAAAAGTTTATGTCTACTCTCATATTTAATCCACCATAAATAGTTCGTCGTCTTCACTAGGGCTTGCACCCTCGTAAGACACATGGTCTGTTACACCAACAGCAAGTAGCCGTAAACCCGCACCGTTTGAGTAGGTCTCAAACTGCACCTTAGCTCGTGTGCCGTTACCTAGCTCCCCATCTTCTTCTAACGACCACCAAGTCTTGTTCTCGGCCCCGTTAGTTAGGTTGACTACCTTTGGCGAACCACCGAAGTCTACCTCAGTCTCCTTCCCGTTCTTATCACTGAATGTCATCTTGTGATCGTGCATCCGTGCTAACTTAACGAACTTACCAATCCCAAAACTATTGCCCTCCTTTACTCGGTCGTTGCCAAGGGGCTTAGGGTCCATCCCAGCTTGAAGCAGTTCCTCTATCTGCTCTTCGCTGGTGAAGTATGCGTTAACAACGTACTGCCCGTTATGCCTTGCAGCTTTCTTTGCGGCGCTATTTTTATCCCCGCCCATATCTCGGTTTTCTTCAAACACTCTCGGGTACTCAAGAACCATGTCCATTGTGTGTTTAGCCATCTCACTCTTCCTCTGTTTAAGCTGCTGGTTTGCAGCACTGGTAATATACTATAGGGATACATTTCGGGATTTTAGACACTACTTTTGATATTTATTTTCACTTTAGTGAATATCGGCATAAGTCTTCCCAAATTGTACGTCTGTCCCTAGCGGTACGTTTAGATTTATCTCGTGGTTTACGTTGTTCATGCTCATCTGCATGATGTTTTCTGTCTTATCTTCGTCCCCTTCTTTTGTTATAACGATGATCTCATCGTGGAACTGACCGATAGTCTCTAGTCCCATACCACGACATTCCTTGACCCAGCTATCGAAGCAATAGACCCCCGTACTCTGGTTGAGCGTACTGAAACGATCCTTGTCGCTGCGTAAGCTATACCAGAAGCCTGACACGGGGTTCTTAAGCCACATACCGTTGAACAACTCACGGACACGCAACGTGCTTGCTACCTTCTCAATAGCCCAGTTACGAGACCAGAAGGCTTCCAGTAGCTTCTTAGCCTCAGACTTACTCATGCCTGTCTCACGGGCCAGCTTAGGCGCTCCTACACCGTATGTAGCACTATAGTTAACCACCTTGTAATTCTTACGGAGGGCTTTGAGTGAACGCTCCCCAGAATTATGTTTGTCGATGTCATCTTGAGTGATAACACCAGCGTGTAGAGCCAAGTCTAAGTGAGGGTCAAAGCCTTCACGGCTCATGGCCTCAACGTAGTCAGGGTCTAGCGGTTTCATATAGTGTCGTTTGGTTGTGTCCTCTAATGATGTCATGTCAGCACCAGCTAACAGGTAGCCATCAGGACACGTTAGACACCCACGGATAACATCACCGTATGGCTTGTCTACACCCGGTAGATTTACCAATGGTCGATAGTGCTTAAACCGAAAGGTGTTCGTTAGACCAGCGACACTAGCCTCTAGCCATCCATCCTTGTGACACTCTAAGAAACTCTTAAGAATACCAGCACGGTGAGTAAGAACAGTAAGGCCATCAAGAAGGTCAACAGCTTTGTCAACCTCTGCAAGCTCTTTGACACTTGAGCATAACTCTCCATTCTTTCTAACTTGTTCGATTTGTCGTTCATCACCTGTCGCCTTATCTCTAGTAAACTTATATGTCCGTGGTTTCCAACCTAACGAATAGAGCCAGTCTTTTACCTGATCGTTAGAGTTAGGGTTCCCACGCTCTTTGCCTGTTACCACGACCAAACTCTGAGTGGTCTCAGGCATCTTCTGCTCTTTGCACAAGTCAACCCACCGTTCACCATGTGATGACAGGGAGCCATCTTTCTTGTGCATCACCTTTGGTTTGTGACGAGTAGCAGCTAAAACACGCTTAGGCATAGCATCAGCCAGTTGCTCAACCTTCTCTACCTTAAGTGCCATGATCTCGTCGTAGGCTGCTTGAGCTTTACCTACGTCTAATTTCCACCGTAGGGCTTCCTGTTCTCTGGCACAGTCTAGCTTAAACGATAGATAGTCGATCAGACGATCCTTATCTGACTCTGCATCTTTGTACAGTTTGTCCAGCTTCATGCTTAAGTCACGCCACAGACGATTATTGATCTTAACGTCCTCATCGCACCTGTGAGCGTACTCTTGTGGTGTCAGGGTGTTCCAGTCCTTGATAACTGGTTTGGGTACTCCATAGTCCTCTCCGTAGCCCTCAAGACCATGCTTCATACGGTCATGGTGTAGATACCAAGATAACGCTAGAGTGTCGATCAAACGAGCCTTTACCTCAATGCCTAACACCTTTTCTATCGCTGGGATGTCAAAGCGTATAATGTTGTGGCCTACCAGAGTTTCACTGTTGAGTAATACATAGCGCATCTCATCGTAATCATGGGTATGCTTAACTTCACCCATGTCATTAGACCAAGACATGACATGAATCTTGGTCAACTCATCTAATAGACCGTCTGTTTCAATGTCGAATACTGTTGTCATATTTTACATTACCTCTGTAAGTGTGAAGGTGTCAGTGTTAAACCGCATCATCCCTGCGTTACCTTCTTCTGAACAGGGTCGGTTCTTCTCAATAGACAGGTACGTTGTGTTGCGCTCCTGTATATCGTCAGCCTCTTTGTCACGCTTCAAGTCAATGATAACTGATGCACGTTGTCCGATCATACGACAGTATTTCATCTGACCGTCATCGTTAGTGTGGGCGATAGTTACGATACCCACGTTCAACTCAGCAGACAGCTTCGATAGTCGCACCGATAGATCAGCCAGCATTTGCTCTTTGCTCTCGTCAGATGAACCCACGAGTACATCTTGGATAGGCTCAAAGAAAACAAACTTAACACCACAGGCTACAGCGAAGTAACGTATCTGGTCGATCAGATCGTCAGCACCTTGACCATCACTAAGGTAAAACTGATAGAAGTTCTCGTCCTTCGTCAGCTTACCGATAGCATCAATCACCTGATCCTCTGCGCCCTTCTCGTCAATTAAATCCCTGCGTGTCAGATTGTCATTACATTCGTATGACACGAGACCTAAAAGTGATCGTAGCTTGGTTTCCTCCAAGTGCCATGCAGCAATAGGAACCTCACGTTGTAACATGTTGTACTCAAGGAACCGCATGATCTCCGTCTTGCCGATACCCGTGGGTGCTTTGATTACCGTGAAGTGACCCTGCATGAGACCCATGATCTTATCGTCTAACGCTTGGATGCCTGTTGGTACATACTGGAACTCAGGTGTATCCTTGTACAACGACAAGAAGTCCTGTGTGCTGTTCATCACATTCTCAGGTGTGAACTTACGGGCGTTCCACCATGCACTCTTGAAGTCAGCCGCCTTACCTGCCTGTAGGAACTCATTGGCATCTTTGTATGGTCGATGGTCAACACGGTAGACCTTGTTGGGGAACAGCTTTGCTACACGGTCAGCAAGAGCATTACCAGCGTCATCGTTGTCAACCGACAGGATGATCTTCTCGAAACTATTAAGCCAATCCGCACAGTTCTCCCAGAGCTTCTTAGAGGGCGTAGCAGAGGGTAACGACACAACTGGGTTGGTGTACCCACTCTTTAGTATTTGTGCTACTGAGAGAGCGTCTAGTTCACCCTCAGTGATAGTTACCATCTTGGAACTACCTGCGGTAAAGAAGTTCATACCGAAGAGTTCATCACCCTTGAAACCTGCTTTAGCGTAGAAGCCCTTCTCGTCTAGCTTACGAACTTTAATTCCCCCGCTGGGGTACACATACTCCTGACGATCTTCGTAGGTTAGGACACCGAAGTCCTCCATCGTCTTGCTGTTGATGCCACGCATGTTAGCGTATTTTCCATCGGACGTATCTTCTGGTGTAAACGACACAACAGCTTTTGGTGTAAACGACAAATTATCCCCTCCTTTTGTTGGGTACTTTTCTTTAGCCCACCCGAATGTTTTTCCACTGGACGGGTAGCCTTGGTTGCAAGCGTGACACTTGCCGAAGCCCTCAGTGTTATAACTGAAGGCATCGGAGGAGCCACACGTTTCATATGGACAGGGTTGGTGTGCATGTTCAGCCATGTGGCTCTCTCCTTGGGTTAATTAATCTTTAGTCGGTAGTTCATCTATGTAATAATCGCCAGGTACAAGTTGATTTTCATCCACATCCATAGCCCCCTTAAGGTAAAGTTGTGCTGTAGTCTTAAACACAAATTGCTGTTTCTGTAGGGCAGCAGCCATGTTAACACGTTTATCCCAAGCAGCAAAAGTGCTATCTGGGTATTTCTCTACTGCCCACCAAAACGGTACATAAGAATCAACCTCTTTGCAAAAGGTAGGTGAGTTTAGCTCTTTTATGATGTCATCTTCCGCAAAAGCCTTGCTGCGTATTTGTGTGGCCTTCATGCTGCTAAGGCTTTTTGCCCCAGCCTCTACTGCATCCTCTGGCGTCTTACGACTACCATAGAATTTGAACACGGAGTGTTCCCGCATTTTGTCAATAGCGAAGTCGAATAAGCTCTGTTGATTTTCCATTGTCGGGTTCCTTTAGTTTAGTTGCTGTTTAGTGGTTTCGGTAGAGAAGTCCTCACGAAGGTCATTCAAAATGTCTGACATCTTGTGGAGAGCTTCGGCCTTTAATCCTAGTGGGTCAGGGTACATGAAAGCTACAAGCTCCCTCTTGATGTCCCTATCGTCAAACTTTGTACATAATGTCTCCATTAGACCGACAAACGCTGGCGCAACGCTACGAATGTCTGTTTCCTTCTTGTCCTTAGCTATTGCGTTTAAGTCAATAACTTTGGGTGCGACAGTATTATTGATGGCCTCCTTCTTTTCAGCACGTCTGTCTCTAACGACCTTCTTAGCTTCTTTGTATCCTTCTGGTGTTGTGGCTTTGGCAGATAGTTCTGGGTCAGACATGATCTCCTTTCGGTCTGCTTCCCATCTTTCTACTGTACGTTCTGTGACGCCAAGGTCATCTGCATGTTCTTTTGCTGACTTAGGTACCATTCCGACATTTGTCGGATTGATATTTACCTCGCCTGATTTACGATCACCACCCCGTCCTTGAACACCTAAAGCCTCAGCACGTTTTGCGTAGTAATACTCCTTCGCTTCATTACTCCAGTGACCACGTTCCACTTGTTTCATGGTAACGTACTCAATAGCTTCTTCACGAGTGCCTTGGAACTCACTAAAGATTGGATCAATACCAGCCTTAATCGCAGCTAAGTAACGGTGACGACCATCAAGTATTTTACCTTCGTACAAAACTACAGATTGATTTCTGTCAAATCCTGACAGCTTCATCCTCTTCGCTACTTTATTCACAGTGTCTTCTATAAATGGCGACCATAAACAAATCTCATGGTATTCCCATTCTGGTTTAATTGGCGACATATTAGCCAACCATTCATCATCGTCCATACTTACGTTCCTTTCTTATGTTATAACTAATAGTAGAAGTAACTAAAGTCATAACTTATGTAAACCCTACACTTACCTATAGGGATACTTTTCTAATTCTTAGACATCACGAATTGTTACAGAACTGACTTTCGTAACTT